TAATCCGCTTTTTCTTCTTTTTCATAATGTCCCTCTTTTTCAATAGGTGAAAATGAGAACTACAGCTTTACTGCAAGTCCACCCTTTGAAAAACCTACGATATCTCCATTTTCTATACCGTTCCATACTTCAGCTTCTTTGACTCTTATAACAGCAACCCAAGAATCCTTTTTAATTACCTGCCCATCCGGAGCTGTCCAATCAACCGGAGACATGTAGGATTCTACTATCTCAGAGTCACTCGGCAAGAAATGACTTATCTTCACATTTCTTCTTCTAGCAAGAAAAGTATGAGCATCCTCCCTGATATCATCAGCTGAAGACCAATGTCCGTCTGAGTCTTCAAGACCAGGTTCAGCTACAACTCCATAAACCAAATGGTATTCATCAGAAGCCTTATCTTGCCTAATAACTTTAAGCTTAACAAGTTCTTCTTCCTCTTTATCTTTCAAAACTTGCTCAACCAAATCAATATCTTCAGAGTCATCACTCTTTTCAAGAATAATAATCTGTTGAGCAAAAAACTTATCTTCTTCTTTATATAAACCATCAACAAAAACAGAAACCTTATCATTAACTTTTATGTCAATATCAGTTGGATGCGAATGTCCAATCTCAACTAAATTACCAGTTTCATCTTTCAACCCAATGCCAAACACACCAAAATTAGGATTATCTGCAAGTATCTCAGCGTTCACAATTGCACAGGAGTCAGAATCTTTAAAAAAGGGCTTAACGTAAGACTTTACAGCCTTAAGAGTACCTTGAACTACAACAATATTTTCGAAGTCTTCATCATACAAGCTCTCTTGTATATCAACAAGATCAAACTTAGGACGATCTCCAAGCAATCCTTGTACCGTCCAAAAAGCAAAAAAGTCTTTATTTATATAAGATTTATCATAAGGATGAGCAAGCCCACCAGACTTTATACTCAATGTCTCAAAGTGTAACAAACCCCCGTCACTAAGAACTCTGTGAGCCTCTTTCATCCAGAGCGCGGGAGCATATGTTTGGTTCAACAAGTTACAGAAAACTAATTCCGAAGTTGAATCATTCTCAAAAGGAATCTTATTAGCTTCATAATCAATAAGAGCATCTACATTTTTATTTATAATGTTGCTCATCCCAATAAAGTCTTCGGTTTTACGCTCACAATCTCCGACCCACAACTTAACAAAACCTTCCTGCTGTCTCGGAAGTGTTGTCATCTTGCGTCGTAAGATCAAATCATATAATGGCACAATGGAATCATTTGATAATGAAGTACATTCCAAAGAGCTTTCTTGCATTTTAAGAATCCGCTTAACCATCTCAATACTTTGAGACAGATCAACTAAATTCTTGTTGTTAAAAAGTTTAGATCTAAGTATTATCCCGTCGTCACGTAAAGCCAAAAAGTCTTTGATCACTACATACTCTCTGGGAAGTTTTAAAAGATCTTTAACCATGCAAAGTTTCTTAACGTCATTGTCTAAAAATTCATCCAAGTCATCTACTAAGTAATGATTGATATGATTTTTAATCATTTGATCAACAAGAAATCCATGATTATTTGTAATATCTTTTTTCGTTTTTAATGATTTGTCTGCATTATACAAAAGCTTTCCACCTGAAAGCTCCCTAAACCATCTATGATACAATCTGTGATCTCTAAGTAATTGTTCTTTAGTATTCATCATTTAGCTATCTCTTCGTGTCTCTCAAGTCGAGCATATTGTTTTAGAAAAAGCCTAAGATCGTCATCAGGATCAAGCATTTCAACTCCGGTGAGATCCTTTACATAGGCTGCAATATCTTTCAATCTATATCGACGCACACTTGATGGAACATGCGTTACTTTTGGTAAATCATCTCCGACTCGCCCATTAAGAGCAAAGAGCCTCTTCACAGCATATCTATTAATCGTGTTTGCTATGTTATTGATCCACCCCTCAATACAATTATAGAACATCTCAGTGAACTCTCCAGCAAGAGCATATGAACCCGTTCGTTCCATACCGAGCATAATAAATTGTGCAAGAACAGTAAGTGCAATTCCTTTTGAGTATCTGTTAATTACGGGAGTTGTATCAAATTGACGAGCACCAGGCGACGCCATTAAGCCTATTTCCCACCCTGTTGGAATAAAAATGCCATCTTGCTCGTCCCGCCTCATATTTGACAACAATTTCTTTGTATAATTAATTGCATTTTGTTCTTCAGCTCCATCGCTGTTCATGTCAAAACCTTCAGGAGGACGAGCAAATGGTAACCCCGTAAGATCACGCTCAATTCCAATTGCCTCAACTTCCTCAAGATTCTTTTTAAAGTACCAAGCTCGATATGCATTTCTCAGTATAGAACGCCCCATTGGGTTATCACCTGCAAGTTCTGTGCGAAAAAGTAAACATTTTGAGAACGGAAGATAAATAAGTTCATAGTTCGGTGCAGGGTTTTGCCACATTCCATAGACAACACTGGTCCTTTCGTCTATCTCCCATCGATCATAAGAACTCTGAGACCTAAGCGATATACTTTTCCAGCATCTTTTTCCGTCTCTGAGAGTGTAGATTGGCTCAAAAAGAGCCCATCCATAAACAAGCATAGATAAGACATCCGTGATGAACTCTTGCCAAGAGTGTGTCATGCCGCTCATATTTTTTCGTAAAAAGACAACATCTTCGTCATCATTCGATACCTGACCGTCCCAAGTACGAACTGTCCATTTAACTGAGCCCAAAATATGTTTGATTGCAAATAAAATAGCCCCAATAACATCATCATTATCGCTCATCTCACGATATATACGAATTCCATTAGAATCTTGTAGCTCTGTCAAGAATTCTTCATATATGTATCCATTAGACCAATTGATGCCAGATTTACCAATTGGCCCCAGCCTGGTATAACTATTAATCTTACCCATTATCCACTCACTTTTATGTTGGGAGAGGCTCCAAGCATACCTGTCTTGCAGATTCTATTAAAAAGATCCCCCTCGTCAGAGCCTCTCTGATTAAGCAAATGATCATCAGGAATATACTCTCTTACCATCATATACATATCATGAAAGAAAGCTGCTATAACTATAATCCGCATAAACTCTAAATCATATAACTTGGTACCGTCAATTCGTATCTCTTTTGATCTCTTTAAGTACTTCTCAATAAAGTCCTCAGTCCAAAACATTAAATGCTTCTCCATCTTGCAGATCCTAATTCATTTCTTTTAGGGCCAATATGCCATTTGGGTTTTCCAGCATGAATAAGTCCAAGATTGTTTCTCAAAAAAGCTCCTGCTGGCTGAATTTCTATCTCTTCGACAGACCCCTCTGGATTTAAAAAAGCATACATGAGGGCGTCAGCATAGTCAGGACTCTTTAAAGCTCGTTTTCGCATCTCTTCTTTTGACTCAATTGCACGTCTCCCAGAAGGAGAAACTTTCTTGTAAAGATCACCCAGCTCAGTAAGAGCTCTGTCTGGCCAATTTTTGCACCAAAGTTTTGGAATCATTTCAGCAAGTGTATAGTATCCTTCTGCTCGTATGTTCATATACCGATCTGGTTCATTAGATTTAGCCTGACCAATAATTGGAACAATAAAAGAATAGATCGGCTTAAGATTATCACAAACACCCATGCCTATATGCAGTGCATCAATTTTTACTGACTGGGGTTCCCATGTATTGATGAGCCCAACAACCCATTGCGTGAGTTCGTTGGTTTCTGTAATACCTCCATATCGTCTCTTTTCTTCCCAATTAAGAATATTGTATCCTTGTCTTACACAAGCAACACTTGCCGCTTTTGTACGGCCCATATCGATTCCAATTTCAATCGGCATTGATTTTGAAACGATAAGTTCTTTCTTATTGTTCTCCATATGCTGAATGTGTGAATATGGAATAAGAAAACCCTCTTCATCGGTAGGAAAATCTCCATCAACTTTTATTTTATATATCGGATGCTCTTTACCATAGCGTTCCGACATCATGTCTAGATATTGTTGGGTGACACGGGCTGAAGTTGAGCATGGAACATGAATTTTTTTATATCTTTCTCCAGTGGCCCGTCTATGAAATACATCATAGTAGTATCCTTTTAACCTTGTAGGATTACTAGCAAGAATACAATATGCATTCTCACCCGTAAGGGCACCTTCAACTGCTGGAAAAACAGCATCAGGCACACCTGAGGCCTCATCAATAATGAACATCAAGCTGTCCTTTGCGTGAAAACCTGAGAGTCCTTCAGCAACTGAGCCATCAGGTGACACTGAGGCCGTTCGTGCGACTGCATACCAACTAGGGCCATATCCTTTGACTTTAACTGATGTTTGAGTCCAATCGAGCATATTAGTGAGGAATTTTGATCGTTGAATCATCTCAAAGACCTCTGCCCATAAAATGTCAAAGAGTTGATGCTGACTTGGTGCTGTACAGGGCACTCTGCAAAAGGGCTTTGTGGTGAGAAACCAACAGATCATTGCGCTCAGAAAGAAACTCTTTCCGACCCCACTTCCTGATCGAATTGCAAGATAGTGATAATCTACAAGATCTTGTGCAGCTTTTGCCTGCCAATAATCGAGCGTGATACCGAGAATTTCTCTACAAAAATCCTCAGGGTTTCGTTCATAATGCTGGAGTGCACTTATGACACGATCTTTATTTGCTG